TCGATTTCGACTGTGCGCTGGCGCAGAGCATCAATGCTGATGGTCTTCATGGAATGATTTCTCCTGGTTCGAATTTGGGGAACGGGTAGAGCTCCGAAGGCCTCAATCGAAGGATTGGCGAGCCGCGGTTTGACGCATGAAAAAGCCCGCGTCGGCGGGCTGAAGTTTCTAAACTTTTTGTGAGCCGCTTTCTAGTGCAACTGCAGCCGGCGGCGGGCGATGTTCATGGCTGCCGTCCGCGCATTCGCGCTCTTGCCGTGGCAGGCTTTGCAGGCATCGCAGGCGCAGGCACAACCTTTCGCGTCGGGATCCTTCGGCGGCGCATCTTCGTTGACGCAGCCGCGGCAGGCGTGGCAGGCCGCACCCTCGAGCGCATCGCACCCGCAAGGAACGTCGTTCTGATTGTCGTTCTGATTGTCGTTGTCGTCTTCCGGCCCATCATCCCCCGGCGCAGTTGCCGAGAAGGAGGAGTCGGCGGCCATACCCGGCTTTTGCCCGGAATTCTTTGCTCCCAGGCGCGCGAGCGTTTGGTCGAGCGTCGCGATGCGATCGGCCATGCCTTCTTTCACGGCCTGCTGCGCGGTTGCCATTCGGCCTTCTCCGAAGCCGGCCTTCACTTTGGCCTGGTCCGTCGTCCGTCCGCGGGCCACGGCTTTCGTGAAGAGATCGTAAAAACTGTCCACGCCCTTCTGGATGGCTTCGCGGCCATCGTCCGAGAGCGGCTCGTAGGGGTTGCCCTCCGTCTTGTACTTGCCGGCCGAAATCAGGCTGGTCTTCACGCCCTGCATTTCCGCCTGCTTCGAACGGTCCTCATGCGATCCGAACACTCCGATCGAGCCCACCTGGCCCGAAGGCGTGACTGCGAGCTCTCCGGCTTGCGAAAGCAGCCAGTAAGCGGCGGAAGCGGCCATGGAATTGGCGACGCCGACGATGGGCTTGATTTTGTTGCTGCGATAAATTTCGTCCGCAAGTTCCGGGACGCCATCGACCGTGCCTCCCGGGGAATCGGCATCGATGACAATGGCTTTTACCTGCGGATCCGCGACGGCGCTGCGCAGCCATCCGGTAAACCGCTCGGTCGATAGGCCGCCCGAGGATTCCGCCAGCATTCCCATGCGATGCGAGATCACGCCGGTAAGCGGAAGAACGGCAATCTGCGAACCGTCTTTCGTGCGCGCGGAATTTGAGGGATCGCCGGCGCGGGCCTCGAAGCCTGTCCCGGCCCCTTCGCCGTGATAGTCGGGCGGGTCCTGGCCGAATTCCCGGTAATGTTTTGCCAGGTGGTTATAGACCGCCTTGCGGTCGGATGCCGGGATCGAAGTTCCGCCGCGGGCGCCGAGCAGCGCTCCCATTGCGGCTTTGACTCCTGCCCAGACGAGGGTCAGCTTCCCGTTTTTCACGTCGTGATGCGGAAACTTGTAAGAGCCAAACGCTTCTGGGCTGGCGGCATCGTACCAGGCAAAGCCCTGGCGGTATTTCGCCCAATTGATGGTGTCTTTGTCTCCAGAACCGTCCGAAGAGGCCCACTTGGCCAGGCGATCGCGCGCGCCGGAGCCATCCCACGACCCGGAGTCATCCTTCGCTTCCGCTTTTTGGTAAGGGACCGCGGCCGCCTGAAATCCGCTTTCGGCCTCGACCCGGTACGGTTCGCGCGCCTCGCGTTTGAGGAGCGCGATCTCTTCGGCGTGGACGTCGCCGCCCGAAGCCTTTAACTGGAGAAAGCTCTGAATGACGGCAAACTTTTCCGGCAAAATGGCCCACATCGAGCGATTGAACTCGGAGAGAATGTGTCCGTACTTTCCGGAGTCGCGATTCGCGAACTTGAGCGGCATAAAAAGCTCCTCGGAACTAGAGTTTCGGAACTAGAGTTTGGTTGAGATGTATGTGGCTTCGCCCATGCCCTCGATCAGGCGCAGCTGGCATTCGAGCCAGCCGATATGGGCTTCGTGCCACTTGAGTAAGTGCTCAAAAAGATTGCGGCTCGTGTCGTCGAGCGCCTTCATTGCGACCTGCACGGCCTCTTCGTAGGGCGCGACGATTCCCGTTTCGAGCGCGAGCTCGTTCTGAAATAAGGCGGTCACCGTGGACTGTTCCAGGATCTCTCCCGCGTTGTAAGCCGGGCTGCCGCCCAAAAGCAGAATGCGATCGGTGAGCTTCTTCAAAAAGAAGTGCGCATCGTCGCCAAAGTGCCGCGCCTTGCCGGCGAGCTTCTTCAGCCCCATAAATTTCAGCGAGCGCTGGTCGAGCCGGCATTGCAGGTTGAGCCGCGCTTCCGCATCCGCGCCGGCTTCGAGAACTTTGATGACTTCAGGAGAGCTTTTCATGGTCAGTTGCCTTTCACTTTCAATTTCCCGGCGAGCTCGCCCATCACGAGATCGGCCAGCGCGACGGGCTCTTCTTCTTCGATCTTGTCGATCGCCAGCTCTAGACCAGCGTCGGTCGCCTGGGCACTCACGATCAGTCCTCGGTGTTCGTCGCAGTAAGTCCGCGCGAGTCCGGAGGGAATTGCGAGTGCTTCGGCGATGACCGGGGCTAGCTCGGAGTAGAAATTCATGACCTCGACAAAAATGCCGCGTCCTTCTTGCGCTTTCGCCGCCAGTTTTCGGAGCGCTTTTACCTCGCGGCGCACAATGCGCCCCGCGGACGCGATGGCCAGCGCGCGCAGTTTCGTTTTCTGCAGCAGCGCTTTCTGCTCGTCTTCTTCGGGGCTCGCCGGAATCGGAGTCTCCGGCGATCCGCCGCCGTTGTCTACGGTCCTGTCGGTGATAAGCTCGTCGCCTACAGCTCCCGCATCGTCGCCCGCGGTCTTCGCGGCCACGTTCGCGTCGCTGCGCTTTTGCGCCTGGCTGACCGTTTCCATATTCACTGGCACCAGCGGCTCGTTCAGCCCCTCGATCGGATTCAAGCCTTCGGCCGCGCGCGCTTCGTTGCGCACCATCCAGGTCTGGCAGGCGAGCTGGTAGGCCTCGTAGCGGCTCTTCATGTCGCCGCGGTAGAGTGCGTCCATCGCGAAAGTCACAAAAAAATCGCCGCTTGCCGACTCGTAGGCGCGCAAAGCATTGACGACATCGAGATCGAGGCGCCGTTCCAAGCGCACGATGCGCGGACGCTGGCAGTCGGTCGCGAATTCGATGTTCTGCTGCTCGATGTTCGAGAACGTGCCGCGGCTGAGGTCGCCAATTTTGTGCGGAGGCACGCGCCACATTCCGCAGATTTCGATGCGGGTGGCGCCCGAGGCCTCGATTAGCTGCGAATCTTTGTTGGTCAGGCCGAGCGCTTTGACCGTCCTGCCCGGCGGCACGATCATTGCCTTGAAGGAATTCGCGCCCGTGAAGCCTTCCGCCAGCGAGTCGCGCATCACCGCTTCCGCTTCGGGCGTCATTTTCGGGCCCTCAACCGCGAGGCCGGGGATCGCGCCATTGCGGAAGAAGCGCGCGCGGTGTTCCTGCTGCGCCAGCCCCACGCCAATCACTTCCGCGCCGGCCGTAATCGTGCTCATGCCCATGATGCCGTCCGACGACCAGGCGCGCAGATGCAGAATTTCGTCCTGGGTGTAGCGTTCGACGTTGCCCGAAGCATAGCTGCTGACCTCATAGCGCAGCCGCTGATTGGGCAGAAGGAACACTCGCACCCGGTCGGGATGCAGCGGGATGAGCTGGTCAATTGCCCGGCCGCTGCCGGGAACCTTCAGTGCGTAGGCGTTGCCCCGCAGCTCGAGATGCGCCTGCATCATCTCGAAAAACTCCATGCCCGTCTGCCAGGGATTCGGCTCGAGAAAGAGTTCTTGCGCGGGATGATCTTTTGCCGGCTCGCGCCCTCCGCTTTTCAGTTCGCGGTAGATGCCGACGGGAAGCGAGCTCAAAGTCTCGGCGCATACCCGCGTGCAGGCGAAAACGGCCGCCAGGCGGATGGCGGTGCCGGCCGAAACCTGCGGGCCGGCCGCGCTGCGCGTCCCGAGGCCGTGGTACCAATAATCGGAATCGGGCGAAGGCGACCCAACCACGCCCAGCCCGGCATCGGCGCGAAATCCAACCGCCGAACCGACGAACTGGCTGAAGGCGCGGCCTGCTGCGGTTAGTCTTGACATGAATCCCTAGGAGCCGGAGGCTGGCGCAGCGAACCATGCGCGGCGGCGAGCAGAAGCAGGCCGGCGGCGATCGGGCCGAGCGGACGATACACCCACGTGAGGCCAGCGACAATCAAGGCGAAGCCGAGAACTGCGGAAGCGATCGTGAAGCGGTTCATAGCGCGCGTCTTCCTAGAACGTCCGCAAACATCTCCTCGATCCGGCTCGGCTTCCCGATTCTCGCGAGCGAGTCGAAGCGGATTTCGAGCTCGATGTCTTCGAGACGAATAGTTACGGTTTTGCCACCGACGAGCCGGTCGATCGCTTCTTGCCGCAGCGTCACTTTGGCTTGCCGCTTCATCATGCTTCGCCTGCCTCTTCGCTCGCCGCCCTGGTTGCGCGCCAGACGAAATTGAACGACGATGGGCTGAGTTGGACCATGCCGTATTCTTCCTTCGGCCAGCTCCTCTCAACTTTTGCCGCCGTCTGCTCGAGGACCAAGTCGACGCCGCGCTCGTTCAGGTTACGGCCCGCAGGCGCGCGATGCACTTGGCGCACCGAGCGCTTGTTGCCGGGGAAGAAAACTCTGATCTCGATGCCCTTGAAGAGCCGCTCGCCCGACTGCGCCCGCAGAATTTTCATATTTTGGCTAGATAAAAACGAATTTTCCCGGACCCTCGGGCGGGTCGACGACCATCACGCGGTTCAATGCCGTGAGCGCCGCCGTTACCGGATCGATCTTGTTTTCGTAAGTCTCTTTCGTCGGGAAGAGGTTGTCGTTTTTGTCGAGATGGCAAACAACGTTCGAGACGGCCCAGGTCAGGATCGGATCGCCGTTGAAGTGGAAACGCCCGTCATAGACGGCGGCTTCGAGCTCCTTCATCGGTTCCGAGAGGTGCTTCGGAATCTGCGGCACCTCGGTCATCTTGATGCCTTCCGGCATCAGGTGATTCGCGAGCGTTACCGCCTGGTACGAATCGTGCGCAACCTCGACGACTTCGAACTGCCGGCAGTCGGCGCGGATCGCGTCTTCTACGACGTCGTAATCGTTCGTCTCGCCCGGGCAGGTGTCGAGCCATCCATCGAGGACCCAGCCTTTGTACTGCGCGTTCGGCGAATGCTCGACCCGGTCCTCGGGCGTCCAGTAATGGCCGAAAACATAGTAGTGGCGCTTCGTCTTCGGGCCTTCAGCTTTCCCTTCAGCTTGGCCTTCGGCGGCCGGCTCCTCGAGGTCTTTCCAGAAAATCTTGATCTTCGCGAGCAAGTCGAGCTTCGAAGCGAGATCGAGGCCAATGATCGACCGCTCGCCGGCAAAATCGGCCTCGTCGAGCGCCGGGTCGGCACATTTCGCGAAGCGTTGCATATCCATCCACGCGTGGTCGGCGTTGCACCAGACGTCGAGATGCTTGGTCTTGAACGCAGGCTGCTTTGACGGCATCTGCATTGCCTGGCGAGCTTCGGCGGCGATGGCGTCGGCGAAAACCGAGACGCCCCAGTTCGGGTTGGCCTTCTTCCAGGAAGACTCGAGCGTCCAGTCGTCCTCGTCGTCGAGGCCGTAGATGATGCCGAAAACCCGCTCGTCCTCGAACGTGCGCTCGAGGATCTTGGTGACGTAGCCTCGAACCTCGTAGCAGATGCCGGCGCGATCGGTGCCCGCGGTCGTAATCGTCCAGACCAGGGGCTGCGAGCGCTTGCCCATGTGGTTCTTGATCGTGTCGTAGACATCGCGCGTTTTGTGCTTGTGCAGCTCATCGATGATCGCGAAGTGGACGTTGATTCCTTCGCTCGTGCCCGCTTCCGATGTGAGCGCCGTAAAGCGCGAGGTCGAGCCGGCCTGGTAGATCGCGTGCGCCAGAACTTCGATGCCAAAGCGGCTGCGAAATTTCGGCATGTCGCGCGCCATCGCCTGCGCGACTCCGAAGACGATGCGGGCCTGGTCGCGCGTCGTCGCGGCCGAATAAATTTCCGCTCCACCTTCGCCATCGGCTCCCAGCATGTAGAGCCCCAGCGGAGAACTGAGCGCCGACTTGCCGTTGCCTCCCGGCACCTCCGTGTAAGCCTCGCGAAAACGGCGCGTCTTCGTGGCCTTCGAGATCCATCCCCAAACCGTGGTGATGATGAAGCGTTCCCACGGCTCGAGCCGTATCAGCTGGCCGCGCAATGGGCCTTTGATGTGAGGGCACAGTTCGACGAAAAAGCAGACGCGCTCGGCGCGCTCGGCATCGAACTTGTAGGGAAAATTCTTGTCTTTCTGCCGCGCGAGATCGTCGAGCTGCCGCTGGCAGGCCAACCGGACCCACTTGCAGGCAGGAACCTTAAGGGCGACTACCTGGCGCGCGTAGCGGAGAGCGTCTGCAACGTGCTTGGCCACACGGCTAC